GGATAGTCCTGATGATAAAATCATCTGATGAGTATCGTTATAATAATCCGATACAACGCCAAGTGTCTTATTTTGTCTATCTTGAATATAAAGCATGTCCTAACACCCTTCCCTTTTCAACTTTATGTACCCCAAAAGGGGGTGTGATTAGATATATTTTTCTCTAATAGTAGCTATTACTTTTGGAGTTTTGGCAAAAGTAGATGTTATAAATTGAACCTGACTTGAACCAACAGGTGCCATCATTGGTTTAGACGCTAGGTCATTTAAATCTAGTGATAGTAAATTATTTTTATAGGTTTTTAGTGTGTTACCACTGGATTTAATATCAATAATATCGCCATCTTTAAATGTATTAGGGTCATCACTCCATTTATTGACCTGCATTTTTGTAAATTGCATCACCATATTATACATCGGCATAACAGCAGTTGCCTTCCCAGCAATCTGATATTTTCCATTCCAGTAGGTTATGCTATCTACCGCTTTTATACCAGCCTCAACCCACTGGATTGTTTGAGATGCTCCACTATTTAAATTTCTAATTGTAAAAGTTATAGTATTGCCCATTTTTTTAATGTCACAAACACCTGTAAAATTATCCCATCGCTTATCTTGCGCGTGCCATACCATTTTTTCACCGACATAACAAATTATTGTTACATGCTTATTAGAGCTATTATTCTTAACAAGCCGAACTCCCGCAACATGGTTTTTGTTAGCATCTGTTAGATTATATTCTTGAATCCCAACTTCGTTCACGTGTTCTGCCCTTGCTCTTCCATAGGCATAAAACTCCCAATTATCAGCACCCTTGACTCCATTTGAATCCGCAGGAATTGTTTGATGAAGAGAGGGTCCACTCCATCCCATATTAGCTCCCCATCCAGTAGTTGCGGTTCGATGATACACAAAACCACCTTCGCTTGGTGGAACTTCGGCAGTCGTCATTGTCCCACCCTGACTCACAGGGTCGGAAGCTGGCGCCCATAAATAACCTTTGTTTAAATCCCACTTAGAATTAATACCGCTAGTCCAATTTTCGTTGATTAATCTTTCTGAACGATTAAATGGATGTCCATCAATCTCATCTGGATGACCAACTTGAATTATACTATCACCGTTTGTTAGCCCTATAAATCCATTGTCAGAAGTACTCTGAACTTGAAAGTCTATTGGGGTTGGCATTGTGCCCTTATTTTCAATAATAATTATATCATCAGCGCTATTGAATGTCTTTGGTGTCTCTGAATAGGCAAAGGGGTCAATACAAATAAACTCTAGTGTGCCACTACCTAAGTTCCATTCTTCTGTAAGCGAAGTTGACACCGGAAGAGCCATATAATAAATATTCGGTTCGGAGCTAAACCATAATTTAGCAGGTTCACGAACGTTCAGCATTGCTGATAGCTCACGTTTTTTGTTCATGGACTTATATGGCAACGTAAAAGGAATAGAAATTGTCTTTGCGTCATACCTTGCGTCAATTAACTGAATTTGTCCATCTGAATTACCAACCGTTTGTAGCTTATTTTCACGTGTAGTACCGAGACCAATTGTGAAACCTACATTTACCTTAATAATATCGGTTAACATATTTTCGTTGAATTTTACTTGTGAACTAATTATGCTCACCTACTTTCTTATCATATGTATAGTATACACTGTTGTGTATACTATTGTCAATATTTATATCAACTAAACTCTTCTACCAGTCATTAATCTTCCTTGTTGACTCTGGAGTTTATCAAGTTCTGGTTGGATATATTTAACTAAACCACGAGAAGTTTCTCTTCCGTCCATCTCATTTTTAATTGTAATTTCGGTTGTTTTTTGTTGCATTAATGCTGAAATTAAAATATCCATTTTATTAGTTAATTCTAATACTTTTTGTTCTAATTGTCCATTATTTGAGTTATTATTTGATTTGTTTAGTCCAAGATTTCCAACCTCATCGCCTGCAAACTGACTCATAACATTGAATAATAATTCCCAACCACGTGTACGTTTCATTGCGTCTAACGGAATAATAGCTTCTGCCTTATTCTGTTCACCAATTTCATACATACCGTGCTTACTAATAATACCACCATTAGCATAACCATGACCTTTACCAATTACTCCAAGCATGTGACTGCCGTAACGAGATTTAGCATATGCCATAGCAGCTAACATGTTATCATACCCATTAAAGATATGTCCATGCCCGGGAAGTTTGTAAGCGTTAAATGTTGAAGAAATGGTTTGTAGTAAACCTTTAGCTAAGTCACCAGTCTTATTGTTAATATCACCAATATTACCTTGAACCGCTTTTTCGTTACCGCCTGATTCGGTTTGAATCTGTCTTAACCAAGCATTTACCATGGCACCACTTGATGATAAACCATTCTTTTTTAAAGCCTTTTTAACATAAGACTTCCAACGTTTCACACCTGAGCCACTAGGAGCTGAACCGCCACCACCGTTGTCATCGAATGCTTTTTTTATTTTAGACAAAGTGTTACCAACTGAATCAATAACTTTATTAGTCATGCCACCAGAAAGATTTTTAGGAAAACTACCAACATTGGGAAGATTATTACTAAAAATACTTGAAGCTAATTTCTTTAATGTCTTCACTGGGTTAGTTAATTTATCCATAACACTTTCTGCTGCATCGCTAATATTGTCCCAAATATCGCTTGCACCATTTGCCATTTTGGATAGGAAACCAGAAATTCCACCTGTACCATTAGCATAACCTGCCATAGTGTGTCCCAATCCACCATTGAATAACTTAGCAGTATCAGCAGCGTTAAGAATGTGTTCGCCTTGTTTAAGGTTAACAATTTCAGCACCATTAACACCAACAAAATCAACTTTTCCTGAATAAGGGGAATATTTAGCTTCGGGTCCAGCTTCACCGACAAGTGCTTTACCACTATTAGCAATACCACCAGTAGCATAAGCTCCCATAGTAGCTTGTGCGTAACCATATCCACCAGCAGGTTTTCTGACTTTGTCCATGTGGAAAAATTTACCAATTCCATTAAAGAAATCAATAATTCCACCCCAAATACTATGGGTGCCCTCGGCTTGTTTCTTTTGAGCAGCATTAGAACTATTAGCTTGATTTACAGCATGAGTTACAACACCTCTTGATTGCTCTTTAGCTTCGGCAGTAACCTTATCACGCTGTGCTCTTGAAATAGCTTGAGCACCATCACGCTGTTTACCCGCTTTTTCTAAAGCCTGTGCTTGTTGCTTTTCAGCATGACCTACAACTTTATCTTTTTGTTCTTGAGCCTTCTTGACAGTGTCTTTTTTCTGGGCTTCCGCTTCTGCAATAACTTTCTTACGCTGTGCTGTTGAAGCCGCATCAGTTCCGCTATACTGCTTATAAGCAGCATCTACAGCATCTTTATATTGACTTTTAGCTTTAGCAACAGTTTCTTTTCTTTGCTTTTCGGCATTAGCGGTTACTGATTTAACTTGTTTTTCCCAAGATTTCTTAGTGTTGTCATACTGTTTCTCGGTTAACTTAAAAACAGAATCAACTTCTTTTTGAGCATTGTTGACAGCTGTTTGCAATTGCTTGTTGCTTAACTTACCTTTTTGACTTGTTAATTTATCTAGAATCTTCAACTGAGCTGTGCTTGCTAATTGAATTTTACCGTTTAAAGTAGTATGCAACTTAGCTTCTGCCACTGTTACCGATTGGCTAAATTTTAGCTTTTGAGACTCAATTGCTTTCTTTTTGCTTGCGCCTACTTTAGCAAGTGCTTCATCTCTTTTTTCAATATCTTGCTTAACTTTGTAACTAGAAGCACCATATTTTAGAGTGTCATCTGTAATTTTCTTACCCCATGATTTTTGGGTGGAAGAAATCTTTTTATTATATTTCTCTTCTAAACTACTGCGTTCTTGTGAATAATATTTAGTAACAGCATTACGGTCTTTTTGGTTCATATTTTCAAACTTAGTACCTTGTAATCCATCTGTTTTAATATTATTAAGACGTTTCTTATACTCTTTATTAGAGATTTCACCATTCTTTTTAAGCGCCTTTAAATCAGCAGTGTCTTGTTTTTGTTTTTCAGAATAATAAGATTTGGCTTCTTTATTTAATTGATTATAGGCTTCCTTATTGCTTAATGGTTTAACTTTAGGGGTAGTAAGTTTAGTTTTTTTCAAGCCTTTTTGAATTTCTTCACCAAGTTTTTTACCAACTTCCGTACCACCTAATCCACCAACCATACCGCCAATAATACCACCAACTCCGGTACCAATAATAGGAACAACTGAACCTAATGCGGCACCAGCAGCAGCACCACCAACTGTACCAGCGAATGAACCAGAAGCGCCACCAACTTTTTGACCAACATTTTTACTATTAGTCCCTTGTAATTCAAGAAGTGATGAAATTAAAGCCATTGGGATTGAGCCTTTGAGGCTTGATTTAAGTATTCCTGAACTAGAACCTTTTGCAACAACTCCAGCTTCACCTACAACTCCAGCGCTACCACTAGCTACAGAGCCTGTTCCACCCATACTTATCTTACCACTAGTCTCTTTAAGTCCAATATTTTCAGAAAGAATCTTGTTTTGAGCAGCAATAGCATCTGTAACAACAGTGATACTCTTGTTTTGAGCGCCAAATACGGCGAATGCTTCCTTAATACCACCAATAAATTTAGTTACTCGACTAAGAACAAAAATACTACCAACCACTTCTGCGAACGCTTTGACAGCTGTTTGATGATTAGCACAGAACGAAACAAAACTTCCAGTAGCTTTTAATACATCTGCTGTGATTTTGATTGCTGAACCAGCACCCTTAACAAATCCCTTAAACATGTTTGATAGGTCATCTTTTTTCAAATGACTTACCCAATCACTAAATTTATCGGCTACATCACTAACTGAATCACCCAATTCTTCTAGGGCTTGTTTACCTGCTTTTGAATCAAATGCTTCAACTATCTTGGATGAAACACCTTCTAAAGCTGGTAAAAATTTAGCTCCAATAATACTTGCAACAGCTTCTGCCGCCATCTTTAATCTCTTTAAAGAAGCGTTTGCTGTTTTCATATTTTTTTGAGCTAAGTCTGAAACATAATTTTCTTGGGCAGCTTTATCAGCAGCGGCGGCTAAAGCATCAATTTGACTAGCATTTTCAGATAGGATAAGGGCAGCCTGTTGACCAGTAGTACCGAAAATCTTAGTGAATAATGCAGCTTTTTCGCCTTTTCCCATATTTTGGGTTTTTTGACCAAGAATTGTCATGATTTCTGAAACTGATTTCATTTCACCATTTGAATTTTTTAAAGTCTTAGCGTCTAATCCAATACCTTCCAGAGCCGATTGTTTGGTTTTTGTATTACCGACGTCCTCTAATTTATCTCCTAAAGTACCTAACTTATCCTTAGCTGCGGCAATTTTATTAGTTAATTTAGTATATTGAGAACTACCTCTGTCGGTCATACCCTTTTGTTTTGCTTCCATTTCAGTGATACGTTCTTTTGTAGAAGCAATTTGTTCATTGTATTTAGCTGTTTTTTCAGCGGTTTTATCTGTACTATCGCCCGTGTCTGCTAAACCAGATGTCAAACTGTTTAATACTTTACGTAAACCTGTACCACTTTTTTGAGCTTCGAGACCATTATTTGATAAAATACCAATCATAGCAGAAGTCTGTGATAAAGGTATACCAATAGCATGTGCTGTTGAGCCTGCATATTCTAACGCAATACCCATACCCTTGAAATCTGTAGCGGTTTTATCAGCAACGAAAGCCATTTTATTAACAACTTCATTGGTATTTTTAGCCATACCAGTCACAGATTCCGTTTTATATCCGTAGGCTTCAATTGTGCTAGTAGCAGAATGAACAACTGTATTAAAATCATCTCCAGAAGCAACAGAGGCTTCCATCATTGACTTCATAGCACCAAGTGCTTGAGTACCTTCATACCCACGTTTTACTAATTCTTGATAACCATCAGCAATTTTTGTTTGAGA